ATTTTTATTACATCAAAAGTTAGTTTGGGAAGAACAAAATGCTCGTTTATTAAATAATCATGATAAATGTTGGAGTAAATTTGGTTATTCAAAACAGTACGGTGGATTCGATCGTTTAATGAAATCTTTACAAAGAAAATCATTACGATGGACTGTCGATGTTTCTGGATGGGACCGAGTTTTACCACTTTTGCCAGAAGTTTATAAAATTCGTAGACATTTTCTCAATTTTGGAGATAGTAATAATCAATATCTTAACTGGATAGAACGAAATACTTGTTATCCTTTTATTAGTTTAGAAGACGGTTCTATTTACCAACGTATGTGTGGCAATGGTTCAGGATCTAATAATACTTCTGAAGATAATACGATTGCTCATATTATAATTATGTTCTATTTGTTGATCTCGTTATATTTTCACTTTTTTAATGTATTTCCAACTTATGATGAAATAAATCGAGATGCTTTAGCTGGTTTATATGGTGATGATAAAATTGCTGCTTTAGACTGGTTAAATTTTTGTAAAACTGAATTTGATGAAGAATTTTTTAAAAATTTTGTTATTGGAATTTATGAGGAATTTGGTATGACTGTTAAAAAAAGTCAATTTTTAGTTCAATATGATGAAAAATTAGGACCATTAGATGGTCTTGAATTTTTAGGTTCAACTGCTCGATTTGATTATAAAAGAAATGTTTATGTTCCAGAACCACGGATTTCTAAAATTGCCACTAGTCTTAGAGGCATTTTAATTTCTGATGATACTGAAGATGTTTTAATCTCTAAATTAACTGCTGCTTATGAATTATGTTTCTTTGGTCTTTCTGACCATTGTAAATTTTTAGTTTCATTTATCAAAGATTTTTCTCATTATTTAATAAATTTAAATTCATTAACAATTAAAAATAATATAGTATTACAAAAAATAATTACAGATACTCATCCTGTAGAGCATTTACTCTATGGGTGGGAAGCTAATAATTAAATAAATTATAACCAAGTGTTTTTTTTTACGCTTTTTACACTTGGTATTTTCTTTTTTCTTTAGGTAGAATAGGTGGAGGTGGTCGGATTTAAAATTGATTGTGGGGGATGACAACAAAAGAAATTATTGTAAAGAAAAATGGACGAAAAAAAAGAAGAATAAGAATACTCAGGTTACTATTGTTGAAAATATATCAACAAAACCTAAATCAACAAACAAAAATAGACGTCGTAGACAACGAAAGAAAGCTATGAAAAATTTATCGCAACAAAAAAATAAAATTTTAACGTCTTCTTCTGGACAAATGTTTGGTAATAATATGCCAGTGAGTGAGAATAATGAATATTTGAAAGCTCTAATTGACCCAGCTGGTAACCAACCAAAAGGTATACCAGATATGGTACGTAAAGTCACTACTAATATGCATTTACGCGTAGCTAATAGTGGATATTATCTTGCTCATGCTTATAATAATTTACCTGCTGGTACATATTACTATTACTCAACACCTGATATAGAATATCCTTTGCATTATCTTTGGGAAACCCAAGACGATACAAATTATACTACACAAGTGTCTAGTACTATTACTAATCAAACCGCTATGTATGGATTATATGCGATAGACGGTTCTGAAGATGATACCGAACGTGATGCTCTCATATTAGGTACAGCTGCTCAAAATCGTTGTTTTGTTGGACCTTGGGTTTATGAAGATACTCCTGATGTTGAATACCAAGGATGGTTTGGACAAGCTACAGGGACTGGTGGTTTCTTTTATGGAATACCAGGACTTGGATCTTCTTCTAATAACTCTTATGGTTGTCAAATTTCAGTTGTTTTTAATCAAGGTTTTCAGTATGGTGATACATTAACAGTTCAAGTTGTTACACAATACGGTGTTGGTGCTACATACAATACTACAGCTCTTGTTGGTGAAAATACTCTTAACATTGGACCTGTTAGTTTTTCTAATTCTTTTACGGTTGATTCTGGTGTTCCTGGAGTTGGTTTCTTTTTGTATATGACTCCTAACTCTTCGAATGTCGCTCAAACACAATGGCATGTTGCTTCTGTTACTATAAATTCATATATTGGTGCTGGAACTACAGGTGCTAGTTCAGTACCAGCTGCAAATTGTGTAAGAATGCAACCTTTACAATATCCTGATATCGTTTCTATAAATTCAGTTTTTAACTGAATATAGAACTGCGGCTATGTCTTTTTTAATATCTTATGAAGGGCCATTAATTAATAATGGTGGAACATTTGCTATGTACTATTATGGTGGAGGACAGCCGCCAACTTATGAATTTCCTAATTATAATGAAATTGCTAATCGTGAATAAGCTTATAGTGGGCCACTTATGAAGGGTGGATACTCATGGTGGAGTCCTGCTGACGTTTTTCAACAAACTACTTTTCTTAAATTAGGTTCAAGATTTAATTGGAATCAACCTTACATAGTTTGTTCTGGAGTTGTCACTGACATCTCTGGTTCAGTCTATTTAAGATTATTACAAGATGCACATTTTGAAGGAATTTCTCCTGCTCAATATATAGAAAAAACACCTTCTAGATTGAATCCTATGGAGATTTATGAAGCTAATATGAAAATAATTTTCTTTCCTCATTCAATGTGTAATCCAGAACATGATTCTAAAATTATGGATTTTCTTAAGTCTGCTGGTCAAACACTATTAAAAGGTGCTCATTGGGCCCTTAGTAACGCAGATATGATATTACCTTTATTATCATCTTTCATGTGATTTTATTTCCAAAATAAAAATAAATTTAATTTTGCCAAAAATTTTCTGAAGTAACTTATAAGTTTTACTTATATTTAGATTTAATGTATGTTACGTATGTTATTTAACTAAAGAATTGGATAGCTTTAATATTCCTTTTTAGGTTTATTTGTCACTATCTTTTCAAAATTTAAT